ATGGCACAGACTTTCGAGATATTGCCGCCACATCCATTGACGACGTTTGTTTACACGACAAGGGAGGCACGACCCACAGCCAAAGGGGATCGCGCCTCCCATAAAAGGTTTCTTACAGATCACAGCTACATCCGATAGCCGATCCGCAGACGACGCACACCACCACGCCGACGACGGAAAGACCTACGACGACCACGAAAAGCACCACGACGACGAACACGGAAGCGGGAGCGCCGCATACGACGACGGAAACGCATAAGACACCTCCATTAACGATATTGGTATCGGTTGAATTGCATAGCCCGCAGAGCGTCCCTGATACCGGGAGGACGACCTACAGCACCACCGATGAAACGAGGACCGCGAGACCCGAAGTCCGGTTCCCATCGCTGATTAGAATGAGACCATTGCCAACGGATAGCACCGGGGTACAACTTTTGAAGCACCGCATCAGAAGGCGCCTTACCCGAGGAATCGACGTTTGGCAGAAGACGATTGCGAAGATACCAGTCAAACATTAACGGGGCACCGAACTCATCTTCCACCCCAAGATTTTTGGGCGGGAAAGCTTGAACACCTCGATTATCAGAGGTAGTGCCCCAAGTGACGGTAGGAATTGAAGGACCAGCCGTTTGAGAGGCAGCGGCCGGATTGTTAGCGGTAATTTCCGCAGGTTCTATTTTATGCTGGCCGAGAGTACCACCAGCAACGGCAGCCACATTTTGACCAGCAAGACCACCAGTGCCGACACCAGTAGGGAAGGGGGGAGGGATTTGACCATTGAGACGCGCGATTTGAGAACGGAGAAGATCGTTTTGCAGAGCCTGATTTTCGAGGGCCAGCACCGACGATTGAGAGACGAAATTGTCGCGCTTTTTGTTATCCATGAGAGAGACGGCAGCACGTCCTAAGTCCTGACCAGCTCGACCGAACATAGACGCATAATCGGGAGAGCCAACTTGAACGGGACTAAAGGCGTGAGTTTGAGCACCAAGACCGAAGAGGGGATGAATGCCAGCTCGTTGAGCATCAGCCACTTTCCACGAGATACCATTTTGGGCGAACTCGCGTTGCTGAGCGATGTTCATTTCCGTATTTTCACGGGCAGAGTTTGACGACATAACGCCGCCAATAACAGAGCCAGCTACGGAAGCGACGGCAGGAATAATAGCAGCCCATGGCATTAGCAGTGCACTCCTGAATAGGTGTTACGACGGTATTTCCGTCCTTTCAGTTTACGACCGGAACCTTTACCGGTTTTACCGAGAGCGTGGAGAACCTGATCACGCACCTTACGACGAACGCACCTCAATACAAACTTAGGTGCTCCGAATGTGAGAGCGTGAATATCGCGAAGGAGTCGATTGGAAGACTTTCCAATCGACTTTCGGCGGGGATTGATCTTGGTACGGGCGGTCCAACGGCGGGAAGAGGAAGCGGCCGGATAATCATCAGGCCGCCAATACCGATTGTCCTCGACCTCTGAGAGGGCGACCGGACGAACGGGGGTATTGATTGTCAGGGAAGGCAGAAGGCTAGTGAAAGGGTCCTCTGCCAAGTAGGGGCGATCGAGGACCAGCCTTCTAGCGTCGGCAAGGGGCGACGCGCTTACCCGGGGTCTCTTACGAGCCATTGGGGTATCCGCCTAGGGACCAGTTAGCACAGTACACATCAAGTCAGTGTACTGTGCAAGAAAAAGGGGCGCCTGACGGCGCCCCGAAGATGCTCGGCGTGGCGGGCGCTACGCGCCCTTGGAAGAGCTATCCGAAGGGGGCGGCGGCGCCCCCTTCACCCCCGCGGCCTTAGCAGCTCGCTCACGAGCCGCGGCGCGGAGAAGGTTGTCCTCCATGATCTCCTGCTCGTCGATCTTCTGGTAATACTCCTGTTGCGCTTTGAGATAGCGCTTTTTGTATAGTTCGTGATTGCGCTGGAATTCCTCCGGAGTGACAGCGCGATTGAGAGCAGGGTCAAAGAACTCCTCATATGGAGTGTTAGGGTCGAAATCGTCATCGACGTCGAAATCCTCCGACTCCTCGAAAGTTTCGGCGCCCTGTTCCTCAGCGATCTGAGAGAGACGAGACTTCACCAAGCGGGCGACCTGTTCCTGAAGGGTTTCCGGCCGGCGGAAGCCGGACGGCATAGCCAGGGGAGTAGGGTCGGGGACCTCGTGCCCAAATTCGTCCAGGCGGAAGCCGATAGCGGCCTCAAGGTTCTGGATCCGCTCGAGACGCTCATAGTCGTTCAGCTCGAGGATCTCACCGGTATTGGGATCGGTATACTGAGCCATGTTGCACCTCAGAAGATGAAGGATGTTCCAGTCTTGGCGACCATTCGCCGAGCCTGTAGCGAGTGATGGGCCATAATCCAGAGCACATCATTGGTCTGGACGGCATTAACGCGCTTTGTCGGATTGGACCGAACGAAGGATGCATTGAGCGCAGGATCGGAACTGAAAATTCGGGCCATATGCCAGAAGTCCAGCTCAGTAGAGCGGAATTCACCGCCGATGGTTGATTCCTGACGACGGTATTCATCGTACCTATCCTGATAGCCGAACACACCGTTTGGGGTAGTGTGAGAAGCGTACAGCTCCTTATTCAAGACTTCTTGCTGTCCGATGTGTTGAAGCTCTTGCTGCCAGAAGTCTTCTTTGGTTCGACGGTTCCATGTTCGGGGGAGACCTTGGACGTACATTGTCCGGGGTCGGACGGAGAGGAAGGAGAAGACGTATCCGTGCTCCTCAAAAAATCTTCTATATCGGTTTGAGCGAACAGCTCCGATGCCGTGGCCTTTAAGCTGCCCGACGCCGACTTGATCGTCACCATCAGTGGTTGGGGCAGTTTGGAGGACCTCAGAAAATTGGATAGTTTGTTTACCGCCTCCAAGGTACTCAGGCCTTTGAAGTCGAGCGTCGCTGGATCGAACTCCAAGGTAACGAAGGTATTCCGTGTAACGCGAGCCATAGCGTGCCCTAGCCTCCTCATAACGCTGCAAGGCGAATGCCAAGCGCAGATCATTTATATTGGCAGCCGTCACGTTTGACAAGTCCGCGAAGACCTGTGGTACACCGCCAGACGACCCCATAATAACGCGGGACTGAGGACCAGCGTCCTCGAAAGCGGCACCATAGGTTTCCGTGAACACCACATCAGAGCCTGTACTATCTTTGATGGTAGCAGTGCCAGAGGCAGACGCAGCACCACCGGGATTGACACGACGACCGAGACCCGTAATCGGAGCGTCACCGACGAGAGGAATAGTGACCTCAGGTCCTTTCTGTGTCCAAGGCCGGGAAGACGTGAAGTAATCTTTTTCCCAAGCCACATTTTGAAGCGCCGTATTCGTAGTGGTATCGGCGCCGGAAGTCAGATCGACAGTGAGAGCAGTTTGTAAGTCCTGATCTCTATACCACTCATTCCAGATCAGACCATATCCCCGGAAAGGGAGGGCCGAAACCTCAAGGTTGTTAATTCCCGTAGCGCACCCGAGGTAGTCAGCCAATCCACCGACAACACCGGACCCTGTGGGAGGAGTACCAGCAGACCATGTAAGGGTGATGGTAGGGAAGACGGAAGCGTCCATACCGTCGGGACCACCCGTAATAAATTTCTCCCAATCTTCCCAGACGAGACGATGCGGCACGAACCAGTGATGTATCCGAACGTGGACAGGATGCATAACCGGCGCAAGCAGAGGAGACACGCGCACCAGCGCAGAGGTTGCATGTTGAAAGCTGTCACCGGGAAGCACCTCGACAAGACCACAGGGAACCAGCTCACCCATATCGCATGAGAAGAGCTTGTAATTGGAGAGCGCATGCTTTGCACGTTTCATAGCGTAGCCCTTTTCTTCCAGAGTTTTGAACGGACCTCAGTTTGAATGATGCGACCTTTCATCTCCTCCAAGTAGACTGACCGCGCCGTCGCAAGCGGGTTAGCATTGAGAGCATCTTGGAGCAGAGCCGACATTTCCACCGAACTATCATAAGCACCTCGCTTTTTGATGTCTGCTATTTGGGCAGGCGAGAACCCCACGGCCTCACGCAGCTTGTGTAGTAGGTATCGAGAGAGCGGAATTCTTCTACGGCCGATGCGTAATTCGCGAGGCACATCGCCAGTATCCTCGATAAGTGCCCTGCCGTGGCCGGATTCGAGGAGAGAGTTTGCAATAGTGACCATTGCCGCCGCGCCAATTCCGGGTCTACGAGACATTCCGGCAAATTCAGGAACTCTGTTTCCGAGACGGGGATCACCATAATTCGTGAGTTTTTTGACGACATAGCCAGCCACATATTGAGCGGTTAATTCGTTGAACTCGTCCACTTTAACATAACCGTATGGCCAATGAGCGGTAATTAATTGCTCACCGGTAATTCCAATTGACCCACCTCCGGGGGAAAGCACCTCATGGATCGAATACCGTGACACACCGTACAGTGAAAGGTGATAATGAGGGCGTCCTGTTTGATCTCCATATTCCCCGACGTAGAAGTAACGAATTCGTTGTGGGGATATCGCCTTCCGTATGGCACGGATCGTTCTAGGCACCACTGTTTTGTCCAGATTGTCGCCGTCCGGCAAGTTTTGGTCTGAGTACGTGAGCGTGACGAACGAGTTATGCTCATGGCACAGACTTTCGAGATATTGCCGCCACATCCATTGACGACGTTTGTTTACACGACAAGGGAGGCACGACCCACAGCCAAAGGGGATCGCGCCTCCCATAAAAGGTTTCTTACAGATC